TTAACCGGCAAAAACAGACTCTTAAAGAGCAACAACAGCAACGGCTCACTGTTACATATAATGGTGGGCTATTCCGTGTGGATATGACCTTGCTTAACTATTTGTATATGAAAAATGCAAATGCAGGCTTGTTTAATCAAAGTACTAAATGTATTATACCAGACAGTTATGATACGCCCATTGAGATTGATTGTGTTGAACTTGTGGAACTATGTGAACAGCGTTGGAACGAAGTACACAATGATTGGTACAATGAATATCACGAACTAAAAACCAAACGCAAAGCAGGTGACGTTGAAGTCTAGAGGCACACTAATACTGTACAGTGAAAGCGCACAGTTAGACTATCTACGTCTAAGTGAACTATGCGCACGACTGGCAGAAAAGCATTTAGGTGTGCCTAGCACCGTAGTTAAACTAGATCCCAAACAAAAAAACTTTCGCACATTTCGTTATCCCGACGGCGAACTAGAAGGCACAGAGTGGAACAACATAGGACGCTACAGTGCATATGATCTCAGTCCATATGATGAGACTATACTGTTAGACAGTGATTATATTGTACAGTCAGACACACTAGCAAACTACTTTGGCTGTGATCACGACTTTGTGTGTCACAATTGTAGTTGGGATGTCTCAGGCAATGATGTGTTTAGACATGACCGTTTTATGACACAGAATTGGTTTGAAATGCGTTGGGCAACAGTTGTATATTTTAAAAAGAGCGAACGTGCAAAGCGTATATTTGATGCCTGGCGCATGGTGTATGAGAACTATGCTTATTATGCAGAACTATTTGGATTTAGTAAAGCACCATTCCGCAACGATTTTGCAATGAGTATCGCACATCAAATATGCAACGGGTATAGCAACACAGGTACATTTGACTATGCATTACCTGCACTTAGCAGTAGTGACAGTGTACTAGACTATAACAACGGGCGTTGGCTACTAAAGTATGAATATAAACAATCGCATAACGTTGTACGTTATACTGGTGATTTACATGTAATGAACAAACGTAGTTTACTAGAAGTGGCAGATAGACTTTGAGACCAAAAACTCGTGAACAAGGTTATTTGACTTTTGCACAAGGTGCACAGTATTTGCAATGTGCATACTTGCTTGCGCTCAGTGTCAAGACTTATTGCAAAATAAATGACTTTGCAGTTGTAGTGGACGCTGCAACACCTGTACCAGAACATATGCAAACAGTGTTTGACGAAGTTATTACTATCCCTACAATGGCGCCATTTGCAAATGAATGTTTAGCATGGGAACTTACGCCCTTTAAGGAAACATTTAAAGTTGAAAGTGACATGCTCGTAACAAGTAACATTGACCATTGGTGGGCAGGTGCAAGGCTTAAAAATGTTTGCTTTACTACACAAGTACGCAACTACAGAGGCGAGATTGTAGAGGATCGCTATCACAGAAAGATGTGGCATGAAAACAATCTATGCAATGCTTATAATGGCTTTATGTATTTTAGACATTGCACAGAAACAAAACAGTTTTTCGATACTTGCAAAACTGTGTTAGATAACTTTGACCTATACAAATCAAGTGTGCTAAGTAACTGTAGACACGATACTGCAGACACAGATGTGTTTATGAGCGTTGCTGCAACAGAACTAGGCAGTGAAAACTTCTATGTACCTTCACTGGATTATCCAACTTTTACACATATGAAGCAACACATTAACAACTTTAAAAATGATGATTGGCGTGATGCTTGTCATTGGGCACTAACAGATGATATGATCTTTTGTGTTAATGGCTACGCACAAACTAGACCGTTTCATTATTTTCACAAAGATTTTTGCACACCGGAGTTGATAGCGAGATATGAGCAGCACATTCTTTGAAGCAGCACAAGCACAACAATCAGTAGCAACAAAACTAGAACATAAGTTGTATTACAGTGAAGATGGTAGTATAATAGATATATCATATGATGTACTAGAGCATGATTACATTGTTATCACACAAGATGAATTTGATGCGTGTAATAGTAAACGTGACGACTACACAGTAGTAGAAAATAAACTAACATTTAGTCCTCCTAAACAACGAACTTGGGGATTAACACAACAAGAACTAGCGAGAAATCCATATGTCAAAAGTTGATGTAGCAGACTTAGACTGCATTTATCTAAGTTACGATGAACCTAAGAAAGAAGAATTTTGGGTAAAAATACAAAACATGGTGCCATGGGCAAAGCGTGTTGACAGTGTGCAAGGCAGTGATGCTGCACACAAAGCAGCGGCCGCAGCAAGTGACACAGAGCGTTTCATCCTTATTGATGGTGACAACATGCCTTATCCGGAGTTTTTTGATATTACACTGGATATTAAACCTGAACACGAAGATTGTGTATTCCGTTGGAAAGCAGTAAATGACATCAACGGATTAATGTATGGCAACGGTGGCATGAGTTGCTGGACACGAACATTTGTTAACAACATGCGCACACATGAAGCAAGCGATGGCACGGATGAGAATGATGTAGAGTTTTGTTATGATCCCAAGTACCTAGCAATGAACAATGTATACAGCACAACCTATCCCAATGGCAGTGCCAAACATGCATGGCGTGCAGGATTCCGTGAGGGTGTTAAGATGTGCTTGCGTAAAGGCACACGCCCTACACTGCAGGAGTTTGAGGACATGGTGCATAAATCAAACTTTGATAGATTAAGCATTTGGCACAATGTAGGTAAGGATGCAGAGTATGGTGAGTATGCTATACAGGGCGCAAGACTTGGCACATATAAAACAATGCTTACAGATTGGGATCACACAGAGGTGCAGTGGTTTGATAACTTGGAACGCATATATGAGGACTTTGATCCCATGCAAATGCCAGAGATTAATGGTGCGCTTATGAGTAGACTTGGTTTACCTATGTTGGATATGGATCCAAATCAAAGCAAGTTCTTTAAAAAATACTACAGTCAAACATATTGTGCAGCCCAGCCAATGTCGCTTGAAATTGATCAGATTAGAAAGCACGAAGGATGGTAACAATCGACATCACAGATTATTGTGGTGCATCACGCAGCCGTAATGTGGAGATACTTGCTTGTAAAATTGCACGGCATAAAGATGAAAAAATTGTATTAGATCTTAAACATGAAGGCTGGGATATTGTTGAGAATGGTATTGAGCAAAAGGTAAAAAACATCTGTGATGAATTAACCATTCCTTATGCACAAATAGAGTTTACAAGCAGTGATAGACTGTGCAAGAACGAAACATTTAAACATACGATAAATCCAAAATACACGACATACTTTTCTGATCGATTTAAAGAAATAAAAACTGTACCATCTATCAAGTTTAACTATGGATTGTTCTGTGGTAGAGCAACCAACGAAAGACTTTATAGTTTTTGGAAACATAAAAACTGGCAATATCAAGTACTTGGCAAAGCAAGCATGCATTTAGATATAAGCACAGTGACAGAATGGAACAGCGATTTTACCGGTTTTATTTGCGAGTATAACGAACACTGGAAAAGTTTAATTCCTTTGTTACCATATAGTGATATAGATTCATATATTAAACCTCCTATTATTTTTGGAAATAATACTGATGTAGATTTATGGAAACGTGTATATAGCGAACTAATGATTGAAGTTGTAGTAGAAACTAATCAAACACCTGATACCTTTTTTATTACAGAAAAAACATTTAGGCCTATTGCATATGGTAAGTTATTTTTGGTAATAGGAAGTCCACTGTTTGAGAAGAACTTAAAGCGCATGGGATTTGATATTTTTGATGACATTATTGATAAAAGTTACGACAGTGAAAGCAGTTATTACAGAGTGGACGCAGTGTTTAAAAGTTTAGGCGAATTATTACGCAATCCAGTAGACATGCAAGCATTGCTTCCGCGTTTACAAGCAAACAAGCGAGTATTAGAAAACTTATGAGTGATTATTACAATGATGCACTAACTGCAAAGACTAAACTAGCAACAGTTAGCAATAGTTTTTGTTTAGCAAAGTGGAAACAAGTTAGTTTACACCTAACAACAGGACATACTAACAGTTGTTATCATCCACCATTACATAAAATAGATATAACACCACTTGCAGAAAATCCCAGTGCGCTACACAACACTGCACATAAGAAACAAAGTCGTAAAGAAATGATGGAGGGAACTAAGTGCAGTGACTGTCAATACTGTTGGAACATAGAAGCACAGGGCAACATGAGCGACCGTCACTATCGCAGTGGCGAATCCTGGGCTATGGAGAGTTTTGATGAAATAGTTAACAATCCACTTGCGGATGTTAACCCAAGTTATGTAGAGGTAAATTTTAATAATGTTTGTAATCTTAGTTGTAGTTATTGCAGTCCTCAGTTTAGCAGCACCTGGACAGCAGAGTCAAAGGAACACGGAGCATGGCCCACCACTGTACCACACAATGATCCCCAACACTTCGTGGGCGAAAGACGGGCTATTCCCAACAGAGAAGATAACCCCTACCGAGAAGCCTTCTGGAGATGGTGGCCCGATTTATACCCCTCTCTAAAACACTTTCGTATGACAGGTGGCGAGCCTACCATGGATCCAAATACATATCGTGTGTTTGATTATGTGCTTGAGAACCCTAAACAGGATTTGCATTTAAACACTACTAGCAACTTCAGCGTTGACGCTAAGGTATGGGACAAGTACAAAGGCTATGTGCAACGCTTGTGTGAAGGCGAACAGATAGAACACTTCATGCAGTTTGTTAGCATGGACACTTGGGGCAAGCAAGCAGAATATATACGCCACGGACTGGACTTTGATTTGGCAATAAATAGATGTGAAGAATTTGTTCGCGATATTCCCAGTCGTAGCAGCCTAACATTCATCGTCACAATGAATAATCTAAGTATACTTTCTCT